TGTTGTACTGTTGCCAAGCATAAGCCTTGAAGTTGTATAAGTCGTTTTCGTTGTAACGATATCCGTACTCTACACAGAAGTCTAAAAAGTTTGCCAAATCTTCTTGTACTTGAAGGGCTCTTGGACTAGGGCGGTAAACTTGTTTACCCATTTGTTTCTTCCTTTAGATATTAATAGAAAGGTTAGGACGAGAAAGTTCGTATTTGATCAAGCAGCCGTTCTCGCCATCTTCGGCTACTTCAATCCACACAGCTCGATTAGGATATCGTTCTGCGATCTTAATATATATATCATCTGCGATCATCTCGCAACTTTTATAGTCTAGTTGTAAGATGCCATCTTTATATAAGTTTTCTAACCAACGTTTAAATTGTATAAACTCGATGTCACGGTCGTTGTGGAAGACATCGATCCACACCCTGAAATGGAAAATGTGGCGATGAGGATAACCAAGGAAGCTAACGTCGTATTCATCATTTGTGGCCAGTTGCGGATCAGTTGCAGCCGCAGGATATTTATGAATGCCTTCTTTGCGGAATGTTATCCAGATCTTGCGTTCTGCTGATTCTTTGATGCGTTCAATTTGTTCGCGTTCTGCTTGTATCATACTCGTAAACTTTCAAAAGTGATTATTCTACCTAACTCTTTTCCAAGATCTTGTCCATCTACTATAACATGTAGAGAGGTATGTTGTCTATCGGTTCGTTTATCATATTGATCAGTTTGAACAACTGTTCCACCGCTGGCTCGAAATACCTTGAATCGGATACATTCTGAATCGGGTTCATCTGTTGTTGCTCGAAGTGTAATTGGCACATAGATATCATTGTCATCATCATCATTGATCCAATTGCGTAATTTTTTCTTAAGCCATCTCATAATGTTTCGTCCTTGGTATATTTAGACCAGTCTGTAAACACTGATCGATCTTGTAAATCGTGCAAGCTATGGCACCAAACACCTGGATTGGTTGCCTGAAAATCTTTGTCATCTATCTTGAGAGTGGCGTTATATCCCAGTTGACGAATATAAGGCAGTTTGACTGACAGCATGGGTATGAAGTTGGCGTGCTCAGTTAGTGGTCCTTCCAGCAATCCTTCTGCACAGCTCACATCCATGTCTAGTGTGCAGGTGTAAAAGTGATCACCACCAAATCCACTGCGCAACATTAAACTGATCATGTCTTCCCAGGCTTTCCACTCTGTGCTGTTGATATCAAGTTTGGGAAAACTTTGATTGGCGCCAAAGTAAATGTGTTCACAACGATGTGCCATGGCTTGAGCATGAATCTCTGCTGTGGGTTGAATGCCCACAACAAACAATGTACGCATACCAAATGCTGGCGAATGTTCTACTTCTGTTCCTACAAAGAATCTTACAGATTCATGTCCTAGTCGGTTCATTTTGCTTGATCATGTTCGAGTTGATCCAATCGGGCCTGTTGGTCCGGGCTAAATTCTTCTTCTAATTGTACACTATCCGCATCGTCTTCGTCAACTGTTTCGAACAAAGCATTGAATTGGCTGTGTGCGTTTTTGGCTTTTTTGCCTTTGAATCCACGTGTGCCCACAATGTCCATCCAATAACGATCATAGTGTTCGATAATGGCTTCGGCTTCGGCACGATCTGGTGTGGCAAAGATGGCATCCACAATGTCTTTGAACTTGGCATGGTCACCGTTTTCGTTCCACATCATGGCAGGACGTTTGCCCATGTCATACTCGCGATTGGCACGCTGTACTGCTTCGATGTGCATCCAAACATTATGACCCATTAGCAAAGCATAGCTGAAACTATCCCACGATGTCTTACCTTCTTTGCCAATCTTGTTGAGATCGCCTGGTTTATAAACACAAACATCTTTCATGGTCATTAGTTTAGATATTGGTGATTCGTCAAACCAATCAATCAATCCATCGGCTAGGACCGCTGGCCCAAATGGACGTGTGTCTGTGGCATATTTTTTATCATCCACAATAGGACTCATTCTATAACACCATTTGCCATGATCCGGCAAATCAATGTGATGATATACTTGTCCGTTAGCAGTTGCTAAGAATGGGCTTGCACAATCAAAGCTGATAGTAAACGCAGGGTTCACATACCGGCGAACAGCACGTTGGATGTCAGTGAGTAAGATTGCCCACTCCAGTTTTGATGTACCCAAGAAGTGCATCCAATCGTGAATGCCTTCACGTAAAAGACCATCATGTCTTAGTGCTACCAAACGACGAAGCACCAAGTGAACATCGCACATATTCTGTCCACCCATGGCCCAACCGTCAAAGTGCGTGTCAGGATAGACATTAGGATCACAATAGTGTTTCATGATATCATACCAACGATCTGCGTCAGCATGATTGGCACCTTGCAACACGTTTAGAAACTTGGCACCACCGTTGTTCTTGCCCTTACGGTTGGCCATGAAGTAATCGTTGTTGAACTTGGTTGCATCTACGGCTTCTTCTAATGTGGTAATTTGACATTTGGCGCTGGCATTCTTGTCATGAATAACCCAAGTTGGAATATCAAGGATCATGCCGTAGTCGGCAATGCCGTCTAACCACTTGAGTACTGCTTCACGTTTCTTTTGTGCTTTGGGACATCCTGAGTTGGCTTTCCAGTCACCTTCCCATAAACCCTTGGCAATCTGGAATCCACCCGAGTCACCCAGCATCAGTGTTCCGGGCTCACGATTACGAACCATGTCTTCTGACCAATCTTGCTTGTTGAGATCCAAGTTGGCATGCCCACCTGAATATAGACTCCACTTATAAGGGAACAGAGCTTTCTGACTGTTGAGCCAGTTCATCATTTCCATGTCTTTGAGCCCAGCTGGCATACGTGCAGGATCAACATAAGGTCCATTGACCGGATCACGTTGCTTGCCTATGAATGTGGCATAGAATCCTGAAATAGCCGGTAAGAACACAGCGTAGTCATTTTGTTTTGCTGTTAAGTTGTCTTGCTCATTTGCCACTGTTTATTTCCTCAGTTGAAAACCATTTAAAGTCAGCAGATTCGATCATGTTGTAATCCTGCTGATAATATCTTTCTAGTGCGTTTCTAAGATAAGGACGTGACGCAATCCTTTCTCTCAAAAAGTCACAAATCAAACGAACATGTTCATTGTCCTTGCCACGATTATAATCGGGTTCCGATGGCAAAGTCAAGTTCATGTCTCTAAAATTATAAAGAAAAGTTTGTTCAAACGAATCATCTAGATAAAACCAAGTATAAGAGTCTGCTGTAAAATTATTCACAAACCATGACTGCTCTTGTGTATGATCATCAAAGGCAATTTGTTCAAACAACAATCGTTCGGTGACTTCATTATAACTGTCAATGAATTGTTGTCCAGTTATAAACGGTCCTTCGTAGTTGAGTTTCCCAGGAATATAATTTCCATGATAACCTTGATTAAACTTTGTTCGATCATACCAGTGACTGTGTAAAACATAGCTACTAAAATATTGTGCTATGCCCGCAATCCAACGTTCAACCGGATCACGCAAGACCACAATCAACTCATTGATGTGCTGATTAGGGCAGTGTTCTAATACTCCCTGTGTCCAACCATTGTGTCTCAGCACATGACTGATCCAGCTACTACCGTTCTTTGGAATCAAACAATAAAAGCTAAGGTGGTCAGTGGCTGGATGCCAAAAACCACCATGATCAAAGTCTTTTAATCTAGGAATCAAACTCATTCTTTTACCAATGCGTCTACTATGCGTAGTTGTTCTTCTGCTTGTTTGTACCGTTCATACGCATCACGTATGGTAGGATTCTTCTCAGCCATGGCTTTCCAGTTTTGCTCTTGTTGCATTTTTTCACGTGCCCAGCGTAGAATTTCTTCTGCACCAGGACTCAATGCAACTTGAGCACTGCCAGCACAATTGATCCAATTGTTGCCATCATAAACTTCCATGCATCGACTTGAAGGATTGAATCGGACTTGTCCAGCACTCAATTCAGTGGTATCGATGTAGAAATTGTTGGCGTAAGTTTGCACATTAAGAAACTCACTACCGCCATAGACATTGTTAATCATTACTTAGATTGTGCTGGAAGAATATAGTTATACACTGCCAAGCCTGAATCCACAGTGATCATTGCGGCACCGTCATCACTGATCTTGACCACTTTGTCACCTTGCAAATCCATGATGCTGATGAAAGTCTTGATTGGCCATGCCCAGCTGCGCTTCAATGTTCCTGTGACACCAGGTTGGAATACAAAGTTGCCTGCGTGTGTTGAATGATCGCCAAAGAAGAATTTTAAGTCGCCGTTTTCAGTTTTGGCTTGGAAGTTTACTTCTTCTGCGTTGGCCTGTGCCTGCATTTTCAAACGTTGAATACTTGCCACAGTTGGTTCAAATTCAATATGCCAATTTACACCCTTGAACTTTACAGTTTTGAGTTTTTCATTCACAATCTCTGATGCCATAAAGCGATAGTTGTTTTTAAAGTCGCCTGCGGCATTTTCAAAGTTGATGCCATCAGGTGCGCCTGTGTCTTTGCGTGTGATACTGAGCTTGGCATTCTCTTTGTACTCTTGAATGTTCAACAAGATTTTGAGCTTGCTCAAATTAGGCATACCAAAGTTGCCCACAAATTCTGCTACTGGTGCTGAATACTTGCCTTCTACTACCACACTGCGATCTTCAGCAATGCCAGCAATAACTGTTTCGTTGGTGTCGCCTGTGATCTTGACAAGGTCAATACAACCCAAATCAAGAGTGTGTGATACTAAGTCTAATAAATGATCTCTCATGTGTTTTTCTCCTATTGTGTTTGATTATAACTGGTTTATTTAGATTTTGCAACTGTATTTGATTTATTTTTTGATTATTTTTGCCAAACTCTGTCCGCCTCTCAAGCTGGTAAGAGTTCCAGGCTTTCTTAGTTCCAACCAAGTAGTCGGACCATCATCGTCCCAGCTGAAATTTTGATTGTAGCCAATGGTAGAAGCCAACTCTCTTACCAAACTGCCCGGAGTATAACAAGCATACCGTTGTTCGGCCAACTTTACAGCTTTGTCACGATCACAGTCGTTAAAGGTCATGATAAATGTGCCACCAGGTTTTAGTTTTTGATAGACTTCTGTCATGTACTTTCTAACAATTTCAAGAGGCTTGAATTCAAAAAAGTTATAGGCCAAACAAAATCCAAATTGACCGTTTGGTACTTTGTCCATTATCTCTGTGTCAACATTTTCTCTCACAGTGTACAGTCTAAGTCTGCGTTGGTAGGCTTCAGGAAATCTTTCAACTGCTGGAACCATTAGATCGTGCTCTTGATCAATTATGTACAGTGGATCAAACCCAACCAAGTCTTCGATAAATTTTTCTACGCCAGGTCGAATGATCATGCCACTGTGTTGCCAATCCACGTAGTTTTGTATTCTAACTCTTAGATAGTTTTCAGTGTCTTCAGACAAGATTGGACGACGATTTAAAATGTGCTCAACTGAGTCATTGCGCATCTCTTGATCATACAAGCGATAACTTTCCTGAAACCACATTTTTTCAGCAATTTCAATCTGCGACTGTATTTCTTGTTTTAACTGATTGAGTATGAGTTCAAATTGATTGACCTGTTGATAGATTTCACTGTACTGATTGTCAAGTCGTTGTTTGAAGTCGCCTAACTGAATTGACTGTGAATCAACAAGATGAGTGATCTGCCCAAGACTGAGCTCAATTTCTCGATGTGTTGTACGAGCAGTTAATTTGCTCAGTGCAGTTTTGTAGGCAACAAGTTCGCTGAGTTTCATATTACCACTCGAACAAGGTTTGGAAAGTGTTGTCTGTGTTGGTAGCTGACGCCAAATCCCAATCCAACACGCCCAGTAGGTTGTCTACCTTGCCATCAATCACAGTGGCTTCCATTTCAGCATCATCAAACGGCAAGTCTTTGAACCATTGTGGTAGATGAATTTCGTCTGTGGGATAACCAATTGATGTCCAGCCCAATGCATTTGACTTGAGTTTACACACAATGGTTTTCATACCATCCACAATTTGTAAACTGTAGTTGTCGCCGTTCATCTTGCGCAAGTTGTTCCAGTTCAGTGCTGCACGCACATGTCCTGGCATGTTGGCTTTGCCTTCACGTTCTTCTTTTTTGCCATACATGGTCAAGTTGTTCACACGCTTGGGTGAACCTTTTTCCCAACCTGGTCGTTCTTTGAACGCATACTTGAACTCACGAATCTTTTCTACCACTTGATCCTTGCCAGCACCTGTTAGTACATCGTGCAAGATATCACTCAAGAAGTTTTGAATAACCACAGGAGTATCAGATCGTTTCAAGTCCAAGCCCATGGCCTTGACTTTGCCAGGCTTGCCGTCAGTGTCCACACGCTTGCCTTCTTTGTCTATGATCATCACAGCATAACGCTTCTTGGTAATGAACAAGCCCTTGCTTGCTACCACTTCTCGACCACCCTTGATTACACTACCCATTTCTCTAGGCACATGAAATGCCTGTTCCATGAATCCTGGAAAGCTCTGATTGACTTGATCAGCAATTGAGTCATACAGTTGAATACAAGTTTCATTGCTCCACTGCATTTTGCCTTCTTCTACTTCTTTACGCAGGACCGGCCATGCAGAAAAATAGCAACTATCAGTATCGCCGTATATAATAGTGTCTCCCACATGGTCATACTTTCCGGTGAGGCACTCGTTGACATAAGCGTCCATGTGCTTGGCAATACTTCGGCCAGTAAGTGTGGTAGACTGCCCAATACGTTTATCAAAAAACCTACAGCCAGGGTTAAGAATAGCACCGTAGAGGGAGTTGAGATTAATCTTTTTAACAAGCTGTCGTTTGTCCCAATATTCTTCATCTTCTTTTGTGACACATTCCTTGAGCTTGGCCTGCATTTGCTTACGTTCAGCATACCAACGCTTGAGCAAGCCCGGAATAATGCCTTCCTTTTCAAATGTAAAAATTGTACCATTGGCACTGATTGTCCAAGGTTGGTTTGAATCAAATATAATCTTCCATACTTCAGCGGCACTGTGTACAGTTGAATCACCATCGTTCCAATCAATGGTTATCTCTGTGCCACGTTGTTGTTCCATCACTGCTGTGTATTCCAGTGTGGCAAACAGACCTTCCCAGGCTCCAGCAAAACTGGCTCCACCTCGCATTTTTTCCGAGATGTAGCGATCAGTCATTGTGAGTCGGAGTTGACCGACAATGGTTTCTGGGCCCATGTTGAGGGCACGGATTGTAGAAGGATACAGCGAGTTGATGTCGATTGACCCGACATATTCGTGTATGCCTTTTTTGGGATAAGCAACATAGGCACCTGCGGCTTGCGTGTCTTCATCTGTGAGTCTTTCTCTACGATTGGGTACGACCATTCCACGTTCGTGGGCTTCATTGATAATAGCTTGTTCAGTCACTGCCACAGCACCCATGGTGGTTTGTAGCAACACTGTGTTCTCATGTGCCAGAGTATTGGCCAAGTCTAAGAATTTGAGTTTCTTGTCTAGTTTGGCCAACAACAAGGTATCTTGTCTGTTGTACTCAATAAACGTTTTGAAGTTTTGATTGTACAGTTGATCCAAGGTTCCTTCAAACGCTGTCTTGCGTTCGTCTAGTTCGTATTCACCAATGGCATCCAAACTATAACTGTGTCGTTCTTCGTATGTGTACTTGCGATACAACTGCATATAGTCCATGTGTACACGACCAATCAAATCATAAGTTTGATTTTCTGCACCAAAGCGTTCAAACATGCGTTGCTTGGGATATTGATTCCACAAACACATTCTACGAGTGTCGTCTTTGCTGAGTACTCTAGTGATGCGATTGATGGTGTAAGGAATATCGAAGCCTTCACTGTTCCATCCACTCAATGCATCTGCATCTTCGATCAAGTCCAAAAACACATTCAGCATGTCTGCTTCATTGTTAAACATCATGCAGTTTTCAAACTCACTACAGATTTCTTGTGCAGTGGCCTGACTCATGTGTTTGGGTGGAATTACCAGCGTGACCATTTGTTCCAACCAACCCAAGTACACTGAAATAGCAGTGATTGGATTGAACGGATCTTCGGGTCGACTGAATCCACGTTCAGGATCAAAGTCGACCTCAATGTCGAAAAATGCTGTGTGTAGTTTTGGGCCGTCTTGGCCTTTGTAGTTTTCTTCTAGGCAACGGAATATAGGATTGATATCCGACTCATACAATTGCTTGCCTGACTGGATACGCATTTCCTTGCGGAACTCTTTGTTGTTGCGAGTTGAAAAACGACTCACAGGTGTTCCGTAGATTGATTGAAACTTGCCTCTGGGGTCGTCGTAATAGAAAATGTAGTTGGCCGGATATTCGCGATATTCCCTGCGTCCATCCTTGCGCTCAACTACATGTATGCGATCGTGTTCACGATCAAATAGTGCGTCAATATAACTCATTGTTCTCCGTTTGTGGCCGGTTAGCCGTGATTCATGCCCGTGACGTGGGCGAACCGCTGTTGATTATAACAGTAATTATAGTGTTTTGCCTACGGTGGTCAAAATTGTTTCCAACAATTCATGATCCTGTTGTTCACGACCAAATTCAGCCTTGTGTGCTAGTTTGATAGCTTTCTTAAGAATAGCAGGTTTGATTTCCATTTCTTCTGCTACTGCTTTGATAGTGTCGTTCAAGCCACCTGTGAGTGTTTCGATTTCGTGCATGACCTGCATGCCTTCGTTGACGATTTGAGTGAGTTTGATTTGTTGTTCGTTTGAAAATACGCGATCTGACATTGTGTTCTCCTGTTAGTAATAGATTAATTATACAGTGATTTTTACAATTTGCAAGTATTTTGGTAAGGTGCTCACTTTTTAGTTTCCGGGTAGCGAATCCGTATTCCTAAGCCCAGCAGCCGGGCATTCGGTCCTAAGGCCAAATTCTATTTGCGTCCGATCACCATGAATCGACGATAGCGTGTTTCTGGATCTTGGAGCTGTTTGGTTCCTGCGTACAACACTTGATCCAGAGGAAACTTTGCCAGAATGTCTTCTGGGCTTTCGAACTGATTGCCAGGATCGCGATCTCGTGCCTGCATTGCAACCAAGGTACCGTCAGGTATGTGTCGGAACCAATCTGTTCCATCCATGTCAGTGAGGCTGGTATTGATCACCACACCTGCATTGCCCAGTTGTCTGTAGTCTAGATCATTGGCATCTTTGTACATGTGCTCCACATTAGTGGCACCAATATGATCGTGCATACTCTCACTTTGATCCAGCATGTCTTGATTGGTTTCTACATTGATAATGTTTGTGTACTTGATCATAGGCAACAAGTTCATGTACAAACTCATATTGCCATACCAACAACCAAGAATGTAAACAGTGCCCACTGCAGGAGCTATCTTTGCCAGTTCTGTTAGCAACCATACTTTACTCACAATCAGGTCTCTTGTAAAACTGCCTTGTAAACTATAACCACTGCTTTCTGTGATTGGCCTAGCAGGTGGTATGCGTGTGGCACTGGGTCGTTGTGAATTGTATTCACGATTGCACATTGGATTGATTGCAGATACAATACGTGTTTCGATGTTGCTTAATTCTTGTTTAAATGTTGAGCTTCCGGGATTGGGTCGCGGATAAAATCTCAGTGTGATATCTTTCAAATCATCCAGTCCATAGCCTTGTTGAGCAAACTTGTCAGCAAAGGTCTTCCAGTTGGCCATCTGTTTTGCACTGCTACACTGATCTAAAAGTTTTTGAATGTGTTTGTTCCAGCGTTCTGTGAAGTTGTCTGCAGCAGCGATACCCACATAGAAATATCCCCAGTCTGGATGATGCCAAACATAGATACCACTTTGTCTAGTTTCTGCTGGACGATCTCTGCGCAGTTGTATGCTCAAGCCACCTTGCGGTCTTGCTTGTACTGCTTTGAATATGTCATAGAAGTTGTATCTAACACTACGACCTAGACGTTCAACTTCGCTGAGTCTCATACTTCGCTGTAGGGGTTGATCGGGCGATCTGTGCCATCGGATTCTGGCAATACTGGATAACGATCTTGACTGGCCAACTCAGGGTCGTTCCATACGTTGCGATTGTTCAAGATCTGTTGACGTTGTTGTTCAGTCACGTATAGGTCCTCCTTCGACCCAGGCATCACAGGTGCGTTTGGCCGCACATTTGAATTTTAAAAATTTGCAGTAGCCTAGAGTACCAGCGTCAATGGTGTCATGTGGATCAGATCCAGGTTCACTTCCAATACCTTTGGCAATACAGTCTTGCATTTTTGTTGTTTCATCAAAGGCTGCACAGTTGCCGCAACGTGCTGATTTGGCATCGTCAGGATCAGTCATGTTCCACTCATCGGCTTTGGCCTGCCAAAATTCTTCGTTGGGTGCGTTGGGATCCAAGGGGCCATAGCCATATTCGTCTATGGCTTTTTGACGATTTTTTAAGTTGAGATCAATGCTTTGTGTTGCTGGCGGACAACCACTTTCTAGTGCCTCCAACATGTTGATCAAATCTCTCATAACAATCCTTCTGCCTTTAGTTGAGCTCTGTATAAGTTTTTAGCTTCAGTAAATGTTGCTGCAATTATTTCAATCACTCGATCTGAGTTTGGTAATCCAAATTTGTATGTTCTCATTTTATTTTCCAGCCTTGGCTAGGGCTGCTCCTTTGTTGAAACTGGGTGACCATGGACTCATTCCATCTACGCCACCGCGTGCCTTGCTCCAATTGTATCCTGCTCTATGACCTGAACAGTCTTTGGTACATTCACTGCCTAAAAAAGTCAATTCATCTAGTTGTTGTTCGTATAGATCAGGATCAAAATCATCTGCTGAAATAAAATATGTAGTACCATCACGATGTTGTAATTGTACAGCATCATCTTCTGATTCTACTTGTGCAATGCTCCAACCCATGCTGTTTAGCACCGATTCAATCTGTGGTTGCTTGTCTGTGGCATTCCACCAACGATTGGCCAAAATCAACAATTGATCTGGAACATCATCGTCACGCTCGGGACGGCTGGGTGCAAATTCGTTTACTTTTGTTGCCACATTCTTGGCTTTGCCACGACGTTCTGGATTAGGATCTTCTCTGCGTTTTTTGGCCGCTGCACTTGCACGACCTTTTTTGCCTAAGGCATGTGCTTTTGATTGTGGCAAACACTTGGGCTTGCCTTCCGACTCGCTTCCTCTGGCACAGTCGCCACGAATCTTGCCGTCAGGTCCAAAGCGAACCCATTTTTCTTTGAACCACTTGCGTAGGTCTTCAGAGATAAATTCACTGGCTCTCATTTTTTGCTTTTGTTGCCCCAGTTGGCAGCACCTTTTTTACGACACTGTACCAGTGCACCTGATGCATAAGCACTGGGCCATACTTTGTATCTTGACTTGACTTTGCGATAGCAAGCGTCTTGTTCTTCGTGCAGTTCAGCTTCTTCATACATGCCCGTGCGTTGCAACTGGCCATCTTTGTCCAATGTATAACCCACTTGAATCAACTGTTTGATTTTTTGCTTGACTAATTCTTCATTGCCTTGACTCATGGCATCTTCAATTTCGCCAGCAATGATTCTGGCGTTGCGATCGTCTTGATTTTCTTCATGAACCTGTTGGCTACCTTTGAGCAAAGACCAATGCTTGGCCATCCACTCGTCCGGAGTCATCTTGTAGCGACTGTAAAATGCCACTGGTTGCAAATTTTTATAATCTTGATATTGTATAGCAAGATCGCCCATGCGACTTTCAAATAAATCATTCAGTATCATTCTTTGAATCCTTTTAGCTTGGCTTCACGTTGTTTGTCTAACCAGCGTTGTTTGACTTCAGCACGTGTTTCTGGATCCAACGTCTTGTCGTTGAGCAATTTAAACAAGTGTTGTTCAACTTCTTCCCAGTGTTTTTGATTCAACAGAGGACCATAACCTGCACGGCCTTCTTTGACTTCTTTCTTTTCAGGTTGTTGTGGTTTGGGTTGTGGAAAGTGTGCTGGTGGCTTGCCAAAAATTTCACCAAAGTCCTTGAACAACTGTTTCATGATATCATCATCCTTTGGCTGTTGTTCAGTTTCACGCATGACTTTGCGAATGTGTACTTCACCGCCTAGTTTTTTCTGCATTTCTTGAGCATCTTGTTCCACACGCTTGAGGTCTTTTAATTTGTAGAACGCAACTTCACGACCATTGTGCGTGAGCATGTACACTGGTTCTTGCTGATACATGGGTTGACCACTGCGGTCTAGTTGTGATTCTTCTGTGTATTCTTTGTCACCGTAGTGTGCTTCGTAGCCGCGATTCCAGTCACGATGTTCTTGTGTGCCTGCTGGATAAGGATTTCTTTTGGCTCTAGCATAGTGTCCTTCTCTAGCGCCATTGACATAGGCCTCACTGTGATCTTTGGCTTGTTGACCTTCCATGTGTTGACGACGACTGAACACTGCTTTCTTTCTTGCTAGATAAGATTCAAGTTTGTCCACTAATTTTTGATAGTAGGACAAAGTGTCATTGTAGTCTTGGTCAGTTTGCGGCAACGGATAATCTAATTCTAAATCTGCTGCAAGTCCTCTTTCAATACCGCCAGGTTTGCGTTGAGCACGATCAGTGAGTTGCTCAATTTTTTGTTTGAGTCTGAGAATTTGATCCAGTTTGTTGCGACGACTTTGTGCCTGTGCCAGAGTAATGGGTTCATTCACTGGCAGTGTTGCAGACGGCGCTGGTTGTGGTTCTGTTGGTTGTGCTTGTTGTGCTTGTTGTTGAGCTATGGCCTTGCGAGCTTGCATCAATTGATATTGATTTTTGGCAGCCAATGCTTCACCAACTGGACGTTCTACACTTCGAGTTTCTAAATCATCTGGGTACTTGTCTTCTTCACTGGCATCAATGATACGATTGGCCACAACTTGATAGTTGTTGTAGCTACCTGGTTTGTTTGGGGCACGTCCCACTAACTTTCCGCCGCGACTTACTGTGACTATTCGTTTGACAGGATCGTATTCTACTGTGTAGCCTTGAACAACCATTTTGCTTGGAATGCTACGACCTTCGTCTTCGGCAACTTTTTGTAGTCGTTGTGGAAAGTCAAGCACGTTGTCAGCTCTTTCAACATCATCAGTTGATGCTGGTTCTGCTGTGCGTTCTGTATCACTGGCTCCAGGAAATAGGTCAATGACTTTTGGAATCTCAGCCGGAATCTCAGATGGTTTTCCAACTGTGGGCGCTGGAGGAATGTTTGGTTGTACTGGTTTGATCTTGGCACCGCCAGCCATCTTGGACATGGCAGACATAGCGGCCTTGCTGGCCTTTTCAGCATCAATTTCAGCTTTGCTTCTACGTTTGCGTTTGGGCTTGGCCAACACAGTGGCTGGCTGTCCGCCTACTGTGGCTGGTGTTGCTGTGGGAATGCCTGCCGGAGGCAATGCTGCGGTCCAGTCTGGCTTGGTATCTGCGGCACTAGGAGCTGTCCATGTACCTGTACCAGCAGTGGCAGTGGTATCGGCGTCGGCATCAGTTGCGGATGCTTTTTCTTTTTCTTTGGGTCTACGTTTGGCTATGTCAGCTAGTTTTTTGGCCAGTTCTGCATTTACTGTACGTAGCTGTTGTAGATTCTGTTGTAATTCATCTTTGTCTGAATCCAAACTGTCAATCTCTTGATCTTGTTGTTGATTGATTGCTGTTATACGTTTCAACAATTCATCTTGTTTTTTATTTGTGTCTTTGACTCTTTGAAATTCTCTTTGATCGGCATCCTGACTGTCAACAAAGTCAGCGGTCATGGCTTCTAAGTCACTGCCAGCAGATGGATACTTGGCACGAGCCTGAGTTTTTAATCTTGCAAGTTTGGTATTTTTAAATTCTGGATTGGATTGTTTTTCAGAATTTTTTTTTTCAAAAAGTTTGCTTTGTGCCAACTCGTTTAAGAAACGTATGGTTTTGTTGTAGTCAGTTAAAACACCATAGACCAACTGAGCTTTGTCATTTTGAGTCTCAAGGGTGTTGTAGTAATCGGCCAGCATGTCGACCCATTGCTCTGACAGTTTGTAAGATTTTCCACCTGGAAAATCAAACTGCACAGGTCTTGTTGGATTGGTGCTGTAGGCCTTGATCAAGTTGGCAAAATTTACTGTGCCATAATGCTTGGTAGATTCGTATCCAACTGGTTTACGAAAGTTAGGATCTTGTTCAAATAAATCTAAAGTAATCATTATGCCTCGTCAATGTAGTCTGCTGATTGATCAGCTTTTTTCTGTCTAGAACAAAACATTTCAAAGGCCATTGTGGCTTCGTCGATGTTTTTAAAACGACTCTTAAGACGTCGATTACCGTGACGAATCTCAAACCCTGTGTGCTCATTGCCGTGTATTTCACAGATGCGACCGTCTTCCATGGTCATGGTTTTGACAGGGCCTGTGGCGGATTCAGCGTAGGTAGGATTCTCAACTGGAATAGTTGGAGCTTGAATTGCTGGATCTTCTTCAGTGGGATCTTCTGTGACTTCGTCTTTGGCAACTAGGTCTCGATCTTTTTTGTCTTTTTTGCCAATGTCTCGATCTGCAGGCTTTTCACCAAGCTCATGATCAATTTTCTTTTCTAGCTTTTCTTCAACACTGGCTAGGTAATCTGTCAAGGACTTTTTGACTTTGTCCAAGAGCTTTTCTTCGTCAACCTTGGCTTCTTCAACAACTTCTTTGTCGGTTTCTTCTTCTTCGCCTACCAACCAACCATCCATGGGATGATCCTGATATGGAGGCTTGCTGAGTGTAGGACTGATATCCTTGGGCTTGAACAATGCTGGCAATTGCTTGACAGACTTTTGTTCAGGATTAAGGCCAGACTTGACGGTGGTAGGAGTTATACGTCCCTCAAGTATAGCCAATCGTTCGATGATGTTGCGAATATCATTGCTCATTTTATGCTCTTGCGTCCTTTAAAAAACTCTTTAGCTGCCACATGTATTTGCCGTGTGCGTCTTGACGTTCTGCCATAAAGTTGGCAATGTCTTCACGCTTTTCGGCCTGTGCGGCTTCGAACACCTGCATGACCAAGTCTTTCATGGTCTGTGTGTCTGCTAATAATTCTTCTAACATAAGACGAGCACGTGGCACTTTGAGCTGGCCAGGTACAATTGATAATTCATTGAAACGCTCAAAACTGCCAGGAGCATATTCTTCCAAGGTACGGATATATTCAGCAATCTTGTCCACAGCACCATAAGCGTCGCCGTAGATTTCAGCAAAAAATTCGTGTAGTTGAGCAAAGTCAGGACCTTCCACATTCCAATGGAACATCTGTGCTTTTAAATAATAAGCAAAATTACTGGCCAACAACTGTTTTAATAAATCACTCAACATTCTTTTTACCCTTGTTTTTTCTCATTCTTTTCGGTGTGTTCGGAAAAGGATCGTTTGTGTATTTACCTGTAAACATAGATCCACCAGATCTTGTTATAGGTGCTCCTAGTGCCGCAGGAACTGTGGCAATAGCACCGGATGTTGTAGCGCCGGCTGATTCCATGAATTCTTTAAATCGCATTTTCTATCCTTAATAGGGATCCTTGGATGTGTCCAGGTCCAAATTCCACACGTAAATTTTTCACATCTAAATGAGCCAGATGTGGAGCCACAAGCTCATAACGAATATGGTATTCTCCGGGTTCTGCATTGATTTGCAACAGTTCTTCTAAATACACTGTGTCACTGTCCCAGTACCAGGTTCGTTCGGCAAATAATTCGTCGTTGACATACACACGATACACTGGTGGTAAACCTTCCCAGTCGCAATGAACGTCACCTAGCACTCGCACGAATTTTTTGTCCATGCTGTATTTAGCTTGTTTTCTTTTTGGGTGTTTAAAGACTAAATGGGTCTATTATGACAATTTGACCGTCTTTTCTACGGCCTAGATTTTCAATTGAGCGTAAATCCAGCGGTGCTTGTCCGCCAATGGCATCTTCAAGATCTTGTGTGGCCATGACCAAGCCGTCAACTTGTTGTTCTGATAATTCGGGCGGTCTTTTTTTGTTTTGATAAAATGCTGCCAGGGCTTGTTCACCACGCGGTAATGCACTCATTAAATCTTCAATGTATTCAAGCACCCGATCTTCACCGCTTACTGGGTGCAAGTATTCCATTTCGTACACAAAGTAAGTTTCGCCGTCTACTGCAAAATCTCCGGCATTGTATATACGTGGATAGTGTGGATTACGCTGATTACGCAAGAAGAACCCTACGTAAGTTTTTACTATGTCTTCACGCTCATCTTCGCCTATGCCCACAACTTTGAGCACTGTGCCACGTGGGCTTAGAAATGCTATTTGATCACGGCCTTCGCCTAAGTATTTGTACCCACGATCAGTGAAGTAATCTTGTATGCGTTGACTAACTGATAATTCGTCGTCGGCATTGATTTCAGCAATAAACTCTTGTGCTCGCATTATAAACCTGCCAAGGGTTCCCAACCCAAATTTTCAATACGATCAGCTGGAATATTTGCTTGAGCTCGGTACCAACCATCTTTATAAGTCAACGGAATACCGCGAATGTCAATCTTCAACAAATTTAGTTCTTCATCTGAATCTTCTGTTCTAGCATACAACCAACCAGCCACTTGATATAACTCTTGGCGTAGTCGTTGTTGATCTCCTTCGTCTACCACTAGGTAAACATTGCCATCTCTGGGTCGTAATCCAACTGCGTCAATTTCTTCAGCATTTTCTTCTGTGGTTATGTGATATGCAGTATCAAATTCATGTTGTTCTTCCGACAACTGTTCGGATTCCATCATCTCAGCACCCACACGATCAGCAATTACCGACCATGCTTCATAGTTGGCGTTGTCATTGATCACTAGTTCACGTTGTTCTGTGTCGTATAGTCTTTCGCCGGCTTCAAATAGAGCCCGGATGATAGCAGTAGCGGCACCTTTGTAGTTGCCAGCTGTGGCATCTTCTACCACAACAATCATTGAGTCACCTTCGGCATAGGCATTGAGCGTGAGATAAAATGCTCCACGCACTGTGTCACCACCAGCAAATGCACTGGCCGCACCCTGTTGTCCTTTGGCTGTGGTCAATCCCACACCTTCTACCACTGACTTGCCGTAGAGTTTGACGCCTGGATAAAGTTCACCAAACGCATCTTGAGCCACTGCCACAATGTTCTGTGGTTGCATCTGTTCAAAGTCCACTGACTCAACAATAAACTCACGGGCTCTCATTTTATTTCCTTGACTGATCCTACCTGATGATCTTGAATTTGATATTGTTGTTTTAACATGGTTCTGGCAATCTGTGCGTTGGGTGCCCAGACTTGAGCATCAACATAGCCCACATAGTTGGGTTGATTGATACGTACTTTGGCAGTCCACAGTTTACCTAGCTGTTTTATTTTCATAATATATTACTTATTCTTTTGGCGACCGCTCTTCATATTGGCGCACCAGTGATACATTTTGCCTTTTTCGCCACCGTACTTACGGGCCTTAGCTCTTAAATCAGTCACTGATCCGGAGCAACTAGCACCAGCACGTTTTACACGGCCAGGACGACTTTTGCCCTTGACCTTGCCATCTGCAAAGTTTTCTTCAACTGAACTTTGTTCGTAGAGTCGATGTAATTTGTAAGTGGTAGAACCGGCAAAGTCTGATATGTCTGCTTCGTAGCCTAAAGCACTGGCATAACGACGAACCAAACTTGTGTATAAGTTTGATCTTGTGCCAGCCTTTTGTCAGGGCTCAACATCTTTGTTGGCACTGAAATATAATTGCTCGGGTTTTCTTTTTTCAATGAATTGTGCAATGGCCGCTAGTACTGTGGCAAACACACGCTGAGCATCTCCTGCTCCTGTGACTTCTTGACTGTTGTCTCGCCAAAACTCCACACTGTAAATACCTTGCCCTTCGTCATCGTAATCCTGATTAAACATGATGCTCAGATTACTTCCATCGGGCAAGCGAGCCAAGGCATCCGCACTTTCATCTGCTTCACTCTTTTCCCAAGTAATAGGATAAGGAGCGTCAAAAGATTCCATGATACCAGTGGCACGGCGCAATCTCAAATCGTAGTCTACATCACTTTCATAGCGATCAACATAATCGGCATAATAGCGTTGAGCTTCTGTAGGAGTGTTGGCGTCAAACTTGTGAACTACCTTGTTAGGTGTTTCAGCATGATAGATTTCATAGCCTTTGTTGAGTCTATCACGCACACGAGCCATGCGTTCTTGTCTTGCGTCAACTTGCTGATTGGCACGACTCAAATACTGCTGTAGACGCTCGTCACTAATCTCTGCTATAAATTCACAGGCTCTCATTTTTTCTGTTTCTTTGCTTCTGGACTGATCTTTACAATCACCGCTGGATTAACCGCAGGATCATCCTTGCGTGGTACTTGATTGTACTTGGTACGCATGGCGTCTTGTCTTACTGGCGCCACTGGAGTGACTTTTGTTTCTTTGACTTTATTCTTGCGATCCAACATGTTGTAATGACCATTGTCCAACTTCAGTGCATTCACAGCCATTTGCATCACAGTGTTCTTAGCTGATTGCGGCACAGCGGCCCAGTTAGCATAGCCCAACTTCTTGGCAGCTGCATCCATGGCATTACGAGCTTTTTGTGCGTCATCAATACTTTCATTTGTTGCGGTTGACATCTTTGGTCTAACAGCAAAGCGTTCTCTGTAAGTATCAGGATCTTCTGCTCCAACAGTACGCAACCAACTCAAGGCCTGTTGCATTGCTTCACGTTCGTTGTGATCAGCAATGTTGCGTAATACGGTACCAGTTTCTTGATCATACAAATCCCACAAAGGAACACCGTTGGCAGAACGAGCCTGTTGAGGTTGATTTGTGGCCGCTGATGCCATAGCACGATAGCCATAGTTTTCTGTGTCTATGGGCATGCCTTGATTGCGTAGCCAGTTGTTGAATTTGTCTCCAGCATCTGTGGCAGAATCAGCACTGTATTGTAGCATCACACGATTGGTTCTGCGATCCACAATCTCATACTGACCACTATCTTGATCTACGGTGATGTCAATGTCACGCACCTGTGGGTCTAATCTTTGTTGAATTTGACGACTGTCACGAGCATTGTCTATGGCCTGTTGAGCATTTGACGCTCGTTGTACTGAGAAGTTTTCTACATCCAGACCCTTGTCTCGCAAATAGGTCACAGAAAAATCCACAGCCTGACTCATGGTACTAGCACGGAATGTGTAGAATGGCAATAGGCTGTGTTTGTTGATGATCACATAGTCACGTGGCTGTGCAATCTGCTTGGCCAACTTGGCTCTACGGCTCAACTTGGGTTCTGGCTCAGACGGTTGCTCGCCACCATAGGGTTCAATGTAATATGGAATAACATCTGTGTATTTTTCATATGCTTGATCCGAGGCTTCCCCACGTGTAGCAGCATCGATGATTTCCAAGGTTTCGTGATTGTCACGACGTATCACACGCCAACGGCCTGTATTGGTGCCCACATCACGTAATTCGTAAGTCTGATTAAAATCTGTCATGGAACTAGCTGGACTAACTTTGGCCTTGGCACGTTCAATAGCATCCAATTCTGTATAGTTAGAATAGTCTTGTCCGGGCACAGGTTCTCCGGTTCTACGGTTGTACAAACGCCAGTTTGATTTTTTGTTGTCTGCCGGAACTTCCTTGGAAATGACTTTTTCAGCCCACTGCTTTTTGAGTTGTTCTGCTGTGATTTCACCGGCGCTGAACTTGCTGAACAATTCTAGATCTTTATTGCCTTCAGGAGCAATAAGTTTGTATAACTTCTTGTAGTATTCTGGACGCTCTAGGTCAGGACGACCTGCCAAGTACATGGCATAGGCAAAGCGACGCATGGTGTCTTCCAACACGTTGATTTCTTCGTCGGCTTTGGCCAAGTAATCACCACCTGGGCTACGGAATTCAATGTAGCCGTCTTTGATGTGTGCTGATGTATATTTGCTGTTGCCCACTCCTTGCTGTACATAGTTCTGTGCCAGTTCCAACAAGTTGTTCTTCATCAACTCCATGGCTGATGCAATCTTGTCATCGTTGCGATTCTTGCTGCCAGCAACGTTTTGTTTGAGTTTTTCCATGGCACTTGCTGTGTAGGTATTGGCCGCACGACCAAACTTGTCCAACACATACTTGTCGCCCATGAATAATATTAACTTCAAGTAGTCAACATCGCCACCTTTGTAGGGTATTGATACACCCATGTGTAGTCCAGTTGATCTGTTGGTATAGGCATTGCCTTCGTTGGGATCATTGGCCCATTCAACGACCTTTTGCAGTTGCTCAATGGCCTGATTTAACGGCATAGGTGGGCTAACAATTTCCAAGCCTACTTCTTCATTTTTGTCGTCGGGATCTAATGATCCGTCGGGTTCAATCACATAGTAATCACCACGCTTTTGACTGTGGTATCCTGAACTAACTTTCACAGGCATGCCAGTGGCATTGCGCAGGCTCACACCAATGTCGTCCCAATCACGTGATCCGTAGTTGCTGTTTCCGCCACCAGTGTAGTAGGGCCAATCCAGACTGTACTCGTTGGCCACATCGCTCATCCAGCGCAGGCCGATGTCATTAAAGAAATCGCTGTCGTCTGCATCATATCCGTCACGGAAGTTGTCCAGAGCTTGATCATAGTAGCCGTCTTGATTGTCTATGCTGGCTTCAACTTCTTCATCCAAGATCTCGTCAGCAATGTCCACAGCTTCAAGGTATTGAGCATATCTTTCATTCTCTTTTTTGTATTCTTCTTGATCTGCATTCTTTGTAAAGCGTGGTGCTTTATTACCAGCAGCCATAACTTGATCAGCTTCGGCATCATCCAGGCCCATGCCATCTGTCAAGGCACTGAGTATGCGCTCGTCCATTGGACGTTCTTCCAACCATACTTCACGCACAAGATCTTCTGATTCACGATTAAACGCATCAATGATTTGATCATCGCGCCACTCAAAGTAGGCTTCATCCAATTGATTTCTCAAGCGGTCGGCCTGGCGATCACTGAGTCCATATCCGTATTCATCATTCATGAAAAAATCAATGACTTCGTCAACGGTCCTTGCACGCTCGTCCATGTCATAGTCGGGTTCCATGTCTTGCTCTTCAGCATCTCCGGCAGTGTCACGGAAAATTAATTCTGCTTCAAACCCAGCACGTATGCCTTCTGCTTCTGGGCTACTAGCAAACTTGGCCAAAGCACTCGGGCTCATTTTAACTTCGTCTAATTCTACACTTTCACGCACAGGAACATTTTTCAAGTAGTGTGGGTTGATAGCAATAACATCACCTACCTTTAGTTTGCCACGACCATCGGCAGCCACAATGCGAATTTTGGTTTTCTTTGTGCTGGTGTCAATCACTTGCCCAACCACACTGTCGTAGCCTTGATACATGCGAGTCAAGTCTAGCAATTCTTCATTTACGTTGTATGTGGGATCAGTTTTGATCTTGCGTCCAGGACGTTGCACAGGATCTGCGGGATCAATGTCAGTGACATCCAGGCCAGTGGCTTCTAGGTCGCCAATGAATTTGTGTTCTGTATCTTCGTCGCCAAAGCTCACAATGGTACTGGGAGGTCCTTGACCAAAATCATGCTGGCCCAGACCCTTCATGTTGGCAATGTGTTGACCCAGTTTGTACCAGTCATAAACATCACTAACATCCACACGCACAGTGCCTTTGGGCATGGTGGGCTTGAACTCTGGTCCTGGCGGTGTTTGATTGCCCAAACTGTCTATACGACCTGTTTCTTTGAATTCACGTAGGGCGTTGCGTAGACCCTTGATCAACAAGTCAGGATGTCCTTGACTGTCTGTGTCTAATTTTAATTTGTTGGCTTCCTTGCCCACTTGACCAGGTTTGATATCCTGGGTGAGTGCCATGCTAAAACGTGGATCTTTGCTTTGTTTCTTTGTGGGAATATAACCTGATGCTGATTCATTCTGCGGCTCTGGCTTTTCCATTTTCTTTTGCAGTTGATACAAACGACTTTGATTCTTGGCATTGGCTGATCCTGGACCTTGTCCTTGTGCTCGGATAAAGTTGCGTAGCTCTTGATCTAGTTCAGCTTGTACACCTTGCTTGGTCATGCCTTTTACAGTCTGTGCTGTGCGTCCCACAGTTTGTACATCCTTTGCAACCTGGCCTGTTGTGGTAGCACAACCAGGTGTGCCTGCTATACAGGCAGCTGCTGCAAGTCCTGCTGCTTTTTCTTTCCAACCTTCTTCGATGCCTGTTAGGTCATCGGCTTGTCCGTGTGCAAAATATTCTGGGTGCAGTCTAGCATAGTCGCGCATGAGTATGCCAGCACGTGCATTGGCTTCGTTTTCGTACCGGCTACCAGTTTCTCCAGCATCTGCAGGCACTGCTTCACGCTCGTGCTGACGACGGTGTGTGAGTTCATGAGCTACTGTACGCAACACATCCATGATGTGACGATTGCCCCAGGCCACTTCCAACATGTCACGATCATCTATGTAGCGACCAAAGGTCTTGTGTACTTCAGGCCACTGTGGATCACGACGCAATTTGATTGTGGGCAGTTTTTGTATTTTTAATTCTTTTACACAAAAATCCACAAAGTCTCTTAGTATTTGTTCGTCAGTGGGCGCATTGACTTTTTCTTCAATGCTTTCACCACCGCCATCTCCACCACCTGCGTCTGCAGAACCAGCATCGGATCCAGTGTCAAAATTGTAGCCTGGATACCAATATCCACCAAAACCGTATTTTACTTTTTTCTTTTTGGATTTCTTTTTACGACGCTCATTCAAACTCATTTCGGCATCCTGAGCCGCTGTTCTAGCATCATATAATTTTTTGATCAGGCCTTGGTTGCGCAACATTTTATAGGCCAAGTTCTCAGCGCCTAGTTCGCCATGTGCATCAAGTCCTGCCTGACGCATGTTTTTGATTTTCTTTGCCAACTCTGCAATAGCAACACCATCTTGGGAAGCAATGGCAGATTCAATTCTGTGTCCAAGGTCTTCAAACTTGCTCTTGACTGCTTCATCGTTCACCGTGGCACGTATTTTACGTGGAATTTTAACCCAGTCATTGTTCATCACTGAGTATATGCCCTGACTCACTGGTTGCTTGCGGGCATCTTCTACATAGAGCTCTACATCGTAGCCACCAATGGTGATATTGTGTTGATCATTGTACTGATACTTTTTGGCATCAAACAATTCACGATAAACATCAGACTCGTCGGCCTGTGGAATATCTACCACTAGGTGTAAATCAATGTCTGAATAAGGTGTGTAAGTGTATCCGGCATTGGAGCCTGATACTGTGATGTCTTTTACTTCTATGTCACTTAGACCCAAAAACTCTTTGAAATCTTGAGCAATGACCATGAGTCGCTCACGCACCTCTGGTTTCATTTTGTCACCGGACCAGATGGCAGGATTTAATTGGTCATTGAATTTAACAGCATCTGCTAAATTATAGGAATCTAATTCTGTGATGTTCATAGTGTATTTATTGGATTATTATTATAACATCTTAAAGAAAAAGCCGCTGGCTCAGCGGCTTTGTTGGGGTCAAAAAAGACTTATTTCTTTTTCTTTTTGCTGGCAGCCATGACTTTGCCTGTGACAGGGGCCGGTGGTTCTGCTGGTGCCACTGCTGGTGCTGTGGCTGGCTGTGTGGGTGTTGCTTGTCCTTGATTGGACAAAACAATGGCGTGCAAATCTTTGTATAATTTTTCCTGTGCGCCATGGTCAAACACATAGGTACCCGAGTGCTTGAGTAGCACACGTTTGTCTACCCATACTTCGCCACCTAGATCACGCCAGTTTTCACAGAATGCCCAGTCTTCTGAATAGTAGCGATTTTCACGCACACCTGTGTCAAAGTAGGTCTTCATGTGAGCATCCAGCGCAGGGTCTAGACCAATGTCATTTTTGAATGGAATCACATGTGGATGCTTGTTTAGCTTTTCAAACACATGACGCTTGATCAACAAGAAACCTGTGCCTGTTTTTGATACTTCTTGAAGCGTGCCGTCTTCACTGGACTTGGCACCATCAAAGCCGTTGACACACCATTTGATTGGCAGACTTTTCATTGGGTATAAACCACCTATGACATCTTTGTCTGCATTTAACATAACCAACAAATGCCATGGTTCCCAACCAATGTCAGCGTCAATAAACATCAAGTGTGTGGAATCATTGTTGAGCAAGAACTTGGCAGTTAATGTATTTCTAGCACGAGTGATCAAACTTTCATTGGTCATGGTTTCCATGGTCCAATCAATGCCCAATTGACGTGCAGTGTTGCCCCATTTGATAAAACTCATGAAAGTTGATTCTGTGAGCATGCCACCATAGCAAGGCATACAGATATGAACTTTTGTGGTTTTTAAATAATCAACGTTGACTTGTACAGTGTTTTGTTGCGGTTGTGATTGTGCTTCGCTCATGCTTTCCTCTGTTGTAAAATGTGCGTATATTTACAACATTGTAGCATCAGGGGTTATTTTTTGCGACCGGCACAGTGAGCTCGTTGGCTAAA